TCCTCTTCATCCTCTTCGTCTCCTCCGTCAATAACATTATCTTCAAATGTCATTGGATCAATTTCCATTACCAAACTTTGTAACGTATGTTGTTTCTGAATTAATTTAAATTGTCCCTTTTCTTTTAAAACGGTAGTTATTTCATATAATGTCTCTCTAATAATTTTCATAATCGGCATTATCCTATTTAAATATAAATCAATCGCATCGGTCATAAATGCTTTTTTTACGTCGCCCGTATTACCCGATGTATAATTTGAAATCATTGTTCTAAACTCAGAAATCAATGCTTCTAGTTCGTTTTTTTTAGTTTGGACGAATATTTTTTTATCAATTACCTCGTTTTGCAGACCTTCGATGCCTTCAACTTCTACTTTATTAAATTTATCTAAAAAATCTTCCACCATTTTTTTATAACCAATCATTTGTTTGTATTTTTCTTTGGTTTCATTAAATGAATCTTCCATATCTTCTTCGCTGACTAAACCGAATAAAAGATTATACTTAATTTTATTAATACCAAACTGAAATAACCGTATATCATGATTAATTTTATCCAATAAATTAGGAGCATAATCATATGTTCCGTAACCAATTCTGATATGATAAGAACACGGATCTTCAGTATCTCCACATTTAGCCTCTTTTACTCGACCAATGGCGGGGATAAAAATAGTACCTACTGCTCTTTTGCAACCCATGCATCTAGGTTTTACCTTTTTCAGTTCATCTCGTTTGTCTTCCTTACCTAATTCAGAGTCATGCAGAATCCTATTCTTAGCAGTATTGTATTTAGAATCATATTTCTTTTTATTTTTATAAAATTTTGCGATCTCTTCTTTAGCTGTTGTCATTTATATTTAAATCTTATAATAATTTTTATGTAACATCATAAAGTTGCTTTCAAACTTAGGAAGGGTTGTAATTGTTTCATTACGTTTTTGTTTTTCTATTTCATTCAATGACTTAATTTTTTCCAACACGTATTGTTTTCCCTTTTCATGCTTTGCTTTTTTTTCATCGACTGTTAATTTTGTATTTTTTTTATAAATTAATATTATCCCTAAAAGAGCGACGAAAAAAAACAGTAATCCCAAATTCCATAACACATTAAAATATTTACTTTTAGTTTCATTGCATTTTTTTAGTGTTGACCTTAAAAAATAACTAACACCAGGTTCTGTCAATGTTGGTATATGAGGAGTATTCATAAGTTATAATGGCAAAAAACAAAAAAAAATAATACATAAATAGTATATATATGGATTCTAGTGGATCGAAATTAACCAACTCTGTTTCTTTAATTATAACAACATTTTTAGCATTTACAACTTTATATTTTTTACTCAAAGGACACGGCATGACCACCTTAGAAGACGGCAAAATTTCAGGAGGCAGTACGGCGGCTTATACATTAGGATATATAATTTTCATTGTATTGGTTCAAGTGGCATTTAATTTTACCAATGCGCAGGCTGTATGCAATGGTAGTGCTCAAAATTTATTTTCGGTTCTGATGTATACATTTATCCCCAATTTTCTTGTTTTAGGAAGTGTAATTGCCTTAACATCAGCTTTCCCTGGATGGCTAAGTCCATTTTCTAATACATTTGGATACTTATTTATTTCTTGCTTAGGTTTATCTAGAAAATTTAATTCACTATTAGCCAATAAAGGAAATGAATTACTAACTAAAATTTGTGCTGATCATTCATTGGTTATAAATGAGATGACTCCTAATAATTATGAAGATTTTATGAAAAGTCTCTCTGATAACAAGACCAGTATTCTAAGTAAAGACTATAGTACAAAACCAGGCTATAATGAATTATATAAACTTGTTGTGATAAAAGATTTGATTGCAGAATATATTTGGTATGTAATGGCCGGCTTCCTAACTATATCAATATCATCTCATTCGATATCAAATATTCAGTGCGAATTCTCAACTGAAGAAATGAAAAAAACTGTCACGGACTTACACGACCAAGAAGAAGAGCAAGCTGCAAATCAAAAGAAACCAAGTCTATATAGTGTGACAAATTAAAATGATAGTTTCGGCATTGCTAAATAATAAACTACAAATAAGTAAGATAGAATTGAAACAACAATAGCAATTAACCAAATGGGTAACACGGTTTTTGCCTTATAACCTAAACCAAAGGGACGTATTGAACCATCTTTTTTATATAAAAAAGATGGGGCACAACATTGTATAATGTAGAAAAATACAATGAATATTAATATGGCGACTGATGTTGTATGTTTTCGAATAAATGATCTATACATTGTCTTATATAGATTATTTTAGAATTTAAATTTTTGGAATATACATTATAAATCTCTAAATATACATAATTAAACGGTTAGAAAAAATCCTCGGGACCATCATCATCGTCCCCTTGTTGTAATATAGCATTGCCTATTTCATTTTGCATTTGTTGATCTTCTAATTGTTCATTTGCCCAATCTAATTGATAAATTTCGCGTGTGCGCTCTGTTACACCATCCATTGCATCGATCTGCATTTCATTTAATGCATCAACTTCTAATTCGTGCCGTTCTTTCTCATATTGGTCTTCATCGTATACAAATAATGCTCTAGTTTGACCCAACGACCAGTCGCCTATCTTATGATTTTTCATGATATCTTGTACCTTACGTTCTTCAACCGTTAAATCTCCTAGATTTTTGGTAATTTTAGATTTTTCTTTTTCTTTGGATTTATTGACATTAAGATTAATCTCTTCATTTGAAATGTTAATCACTGATTTTTGATTTTTAAGTATAGCAATAAAAGCTTTAATAATATTACTAGTTTTCTGTCTCAATAACAGCGCTCTTCCTCTCAGTATATCTTCTTCAAGTCCTTCTCCTGATATATTACCTGTCTGCACTACACTCTCGTTTTCCGAATAAACCTCGGCAATTTTAATATACTCGTATAACGATCGCATAATTAAAAATTTCATTACTCGTTTTATTGTATCACCATTCAAAATAGTTTTGACTCTTGGTTGTCCCGATTCTAATCTAATATCGGCAAAAAATGGCAATAATTTCGAAATAACAATTATCGTATTTGTTGTAGCAGAATTACTTATATCCTCTAGCATTGGTTTAATCTCTACATCTCCATAGAATTCATATAAACGGCTAAACTCTTTCGAAATAATATTTTTTACATCTTTAATATGCGTATTGCTCAACTTTTGCGCACCGGTTGTCCAGTGAACGGGTACACTTGGTGTTTTATAATCTGTTTTTTTCCCACCATCCGCTATTATAGTTGGGTAAATCTGTAAAATATTTTTGATATAGGTATTAGCATAGTTATAAAAGGTTTCAGCAGTTTCATCTTCTAAACTCATATAAATATTTTCGCCCCTTAGTTTCCAGTTACCAATGGTATTAAAAAACTCAAGTGTATTTGCATCATCCTCTATATCAGTATATTCAATGATTTCAGACATTAATTCGTTGGTTCTATCTTGTAAAAATGCGGTAAAAGTATTAATTACGTCCTCATCTTTATTAGTTTGTCCCAATAGTACATCATATCTGTCTAGTATATTAGTCATCATTGACATAAATGTTTCTAAATCTGTTCCTTGGATATCTGATAATATTTCGTCATTTTTCATTAGGTTTTCAAAACTAACTCGGGGTGATATAATATCCTCATTCATATCAACCTGAACTATATTTGATTTATTTACAATATTCATCAGCCTCAAAAAATCATCAATACTATAATTTTTACCCTCTCTCTTCAAAATTTCAATCTTTTCAGAAATATCATTTGTAGACTTAAATGCGCTAGCATTTGTACCACATACTCTCTCCAATTGCTCCGATAATATAAATCCTGTATTATAATAACAAAATCTAATAAATGCTCTATAAATTGTATTTTCTGAGAAAGTCTTGGGGACAGCTGGATATTTTAGTTTAGTATTTAATGGGTCAAATAAATAAAACGGCATGATCAAGTCTTCAACCATATTATAAATTTGGCCATATTTTTGAACATTGTTATTAACAGTTCGAATACTGTTCTCTTTTTCCTCAAAATAAACTCGTGTTATTTTTGAACCATTATTGCAACACGCATTCTCTACAAGAAGTTCATTTTGACTATTAGAAAGTAGCAATGATTCTTTATTTATAACTCTCTGTATTAATTCCAGAATATGCATTGACATTAGTGTCATCTTACCATATAACATAGATATTCTATCAAATTGTCTAGGATTAGCGCTCTCAATATCTCTCTCCAAATTTTCTTGAAAATTCGCCGGCAAAGGTTGAATTTCCTTTACATTTACTGGAAATAAAGGTGGTAAAAATGTTAACCATCGTTTTACATCAAATTCCATTGGAATTGCCTCGCCGGGAGATTCGTTCTGTAGATATAATAATTTAGAGTCTATTTTTTCTGTTACATTTCTATTTTTAAGAATCTCTTTATCAATAAGTTTTTTAAGCTTTTCCATGAATGATTTTAAAGTGATAACCGCTTTATCTCGAGTTAATCGTGGCAATCTCTGCCAAGGTCGAGTACGAGATCTTAATCTCAATGCGCAACAAGATATATACTTCAATGCAGAATAATCCCCAGGCCCTTCGAGCGGGTATCCTTCGAATGATTTGGGACCACATCCTTTGAATGTCTTAGATGTAATAACAGACGGCATTGCAGTCTGTGTTGCTATCATAAAATAACCTAATGTAAGTAATAATAATGCTTCATCGTGCATATCAATATAAGATCCCAAATTTATTTTTCTAGATTTCGCCTGTTTTGCCTTTTGTTTGTATAATTCCACTGATGGTAAATAAGTATCCAATGTAGATTCAACATTTTTAATAATAAATTCTTTGCTAGAACCAATCGATATGCCCATTTGTTGCTGTAGAGTATTAATAACATTACTAATCATTTCGCCGTCTTTTGATTTTAATTTATCAGTAGGTTTGAATGACATATCCATTAATACATCCCCAATATCTTTATCTATTAAAGCCCTTGATACAATTTTATAACCTGATTCGCTGAACCCTTCGGCGTCATCAAATTCTATCATTCGAATAGTATACCCAGAAAATTTATCAACGATTTTATCGCCATCATCACTTATCTCTCCTCTTTCAGCAACCACTCTTTCAAGTACTTGTTGATAATTTCCCGAAAAAAATGCTTTTGCCAATCTTTCATAGAATGTTGGCAATAACTTTTTACCAGTTTTAATACAATATAACCAGTTATCATCGCCACCTTCGGGAGACCAAGACAACGGTTGACAAGTCTTTGATATAAATTTTAATATATCCGTTTGTCGTTTTACAAAATCGGGGTGTGATAAAATAAGATCACGAAGTTCACTATATGGAGATGCGATGAGTTGTCTTTCAGGCATAGTTTGCCCAATTGCAAATTTAACTTCATCGTATCTAACTGTTAAAAGATTATCAATCTCTCGTAACATGTTTATTCTTTGAATTAAATAAACACGCTGTTCATTCAACTTTGTTTTGATTGCTCCTTGATCTAATTGTAAATTCTGATCAAATTGTTCCAACATTTCATTTAAAAGTTGTTGTTCTAATTTTGTTTTATTAATTATCATATTATTACACTCCTTATTAATAGTCATACAACTCTTTTTTAGATTACAGAACATTGTAGCATTTATGTCATTGCCGTCATATTCCGATTTATGTATCCAAGTGTTATTATTATCACGAATATAATAAATATTAATACCTTGCTCGGTTGTCAAATAACAATAATCGCCTTCATATACCAATCGTTTCTTTTCAATCATGGCTTTCGCCTCTCTTATTGCAGCAATATCGGTTAATCCAACATTACCAATAAGATGATTTAATAAAAAGGCATTAAAATCAGTAGACGACATTGTAGATTGTTGGCTTTCAAATTCATCTATTATATCATATCGGGTTTCGTCGTACTTTGTATCAAAATATACATCTGATTTCCCATCATCATTTTTAAGATCATCAATATCCAAATAATATTTTGCCAAAATAAAGTTATTACATTCGACACCATCTCTCGATTCCTCTTCTTTTCGTTCACCGTTTAAATATTCTAATTTAGTCTTAATTACCGCATCAACATCCATTCCAACAAATAAATCGATATCTTCCAAAGAAACGGTATTTGCAAAAAGCGAGCCGTAATCGGAAGTATAAATCCGTTTTATAAATTCAGGGGTTGAAATATTTTCTCTCATACTCGTTTCGAGACCTCCTTCTTCGGCGTCTATACCAGATAATTTATATGCTATTTCAGTTTGACTAGCTAGTGATTTTTTAGAATCTAACAAGTTAAATAAATAACTATTTTTAAATCCTGTATTAAAATTATCATAATTGGAAGGATTCTTATATTTACGCGATGTATAATTTATGTACGAGGTATTATTTTGAACCAATTGTTTTTTAAATTTTAAAATGTTATTGCGCATGAAGTTGACAATTTCCTCGTATTGTTTAAAAGTTATATCGTCTGCATAAACCATGAATGGTTGCAAATGAAACAAGATATTTAAAAACGAAGTTGCATTTTTGTAATATTTTTTCATCATATTAAATAAGGATCGGGTTCTAGGAACCATATTATTCAAAAAATTAGTATAATGCCCCTTATCTCTATCTTCTAAGTTGGTGGTTTGCTCGAATACATACATTTCAAATTTTTTGAGGAAATCTTCTTTATCTGTTTTTGAAGGGGAGGCATCCTGTTCTATACTATTAATATTAATATCACTGGGATTATTATTATTTAGATATTCAAAATATGAAAATGGTATTTGATTTAATGTGGATTTAAGTAATATATTAGTTTGCGGAAGATTAATTTGCGAATATCTAACGAAAGCTTCGGGTAATTGAAGATATCCCAGTAACGACAATTTATCACCCGGAGTTAAATCAACTAAATCTGGAGACATTCTTCTTTTTTTTAAATCTCTAATATTCGGCCTTGTCAATGCTTTTTCATATCTTCCCATAATTAATTTTTCTTGTTGAAATTTTTCGCCACAGACTACTGAAGATATAATATTCTCAAAATTACCAATAATCACATTCATGGTTTCATTTACCCTTGAGGATATAAGTATATTATTTTTCAAATTTGGATCAGTGAATGGAGTTAAATATCTGTTAAGGGCGCCGCAAAGATATTCATATTTATTTTCCCCATCCGGGACTGTATTTGTCATATATTGACTAACTATCTCATATATATCAGTTTGTGCGTCACCAAGAGTCGTGTTGACAATATCCGAGGTATCGTCTTCATCGTCTATCTTCATATCATAAATATTTTTCCGATTTTTTGCAATAGGCAATAACCAATACAGTTTTGCATTAAGATCCTGTAAATTTTTGACTAATGGTTTATATTCTGCTGTTTTAGTATCAGGGATATCATATTCGCCATCTTGAGATAACTTTGAGAATTCCTGCCTTAGTTGCTGATATCTTTCTACCATTATATGAATGGATTTCAATACCCGTGTACTTCTGGCAGAGGTTGGTATTGTGGAGAGAAGGTCGTTTAATAAATCATCACTTTGTGTTTCAATTCCAAACCGACGCTCACTTTCACTAACGGCTACTTCTTGTGTAATTGCTCCCAATTTCTCTCCAAAAATAATATCATCCGCATCTAATAAAATCTCTTTTCTTTGAGCCAATATATTTCTCGTAACTACCTCATCAACATCTAGTGGCGTTCCCAAATCTTCTTCCCCTTCTCTAAAATCGATGAGTGGAGATAATTCCGGAAATTCAGGGGAAGGTGTTTTTGGTAGTTCTTTAGGGTCAGCAGGTGGTGGAGCGAATGGTCTAATAGAATCAATTGGTAAATTTTTGGGAATACCTTTGTATTCGAAATCAATATAAATTTTTTTGTTTGATGGCCATGTATTTATCTCTATCATATCTTCTTCTAAACTGGTAATTTCTCCATTAATTGTTGTAGGAACATCTCCACCTAATTGAAGAGTTATCCATGTACCAGGTAGAAGGTTGTTCTGTCTAGCAAAACCTTCAAGAGTCGGTTTACTAATAATTTCAATAGATTCTATTGATTGATCATCTAAATTTCCATCGGTGGTAGATAATGTAGATTTGTTCAATGTATCAATATCCAGAATATCTATTTCATTTTCATCTAAATACTGGATAAGATATGTTTTTTCATTAATATCGCTATTCGATGGAGCTATTATCTTAATAACATCTCCTAATTCAAAAAACGACGGTGGTGGTTCGACTGTTTTTTCCTGCTCTTCAGACATTGCCTTATAATTAGAGTAGAAATTAACTTACGAGAATGATACTTGAAAAATAAATTGATTTGCAAATATTATTAAAGAGATGTCCTTATCATTATTCAAATGCAGATCAGATATAATCTTGCCGATATCGTAGATATTTCACGACTTTATAAGGATGCAGATTATGCCAAAGAAATGGGGATAATTGTAAAGCAACAAAAAAGTTTGGAAGTTAAAAAATTAGAACAACAGCTCACTGAATTGGACAATGACGATGAAAATTGGCGCGAGAAAGTAATGCAATTTAAATCGCAAATAACAGAGGCTAAAAAAACGGAAAATAATCTTTATGTTCTTAAGTATAATAAAGCGGACTTGAATGTGTCCAATCAAAAAACGCTTGGTCTTTTCAGATCAGTTATCCTTCATAATGATAAAATTATTTCATTTTCCCCTCCAAAATCCATTGATTACCAAACCTTTATTAACAATTCCGAAAAAGACGATTCGCGTTGTTTCGCAAAAGAAGAATTCATCGAGGGTACAATGATTAATATGTTTTATAATTCTTTGACAAAAGATTGGGATGTGGCTTCTAGAAGTAGCATTGGTGCACGATGCGCGTTTTACCAAGATAAAAGGATCACATTCAGAGCCATGTTTCTAGAAGCAATGAATCATCTCGGGTATGAATTTACTGATTTTGATAAAAGATATTGCTATTCTTGGATTCTACAACACCCCGATAATCGAATTGTTGTGCCATTTACGCAACCAAATTTGGTGCTCTGTAGAGTTTATTCTTGTAATAATCTTTGTGTAGAGGAAATTTCAATGGATTCTCTAGATAAAAAATACTCAACACCAAGACTTCTTGCAAAAGTTATTGATTGTGAAGGTCTAAATTTCAATGAACTTAGTAATAAGTTTAATCTACAACACACCGATTACAAGATTATGGGCGCCGTAATTAGAAATACCTCTACTGGAGACAGAACAAAGATTAGAAACCCAACTTATGAACATGTGCGTAAACTTAAAGGCAATAGTCCTAAACTTCAATATCAATACTATAATCTTAGACAATTGGGATCTGTTGGGGAATTCCTTAAATATTATCCAGAACATAAAGTTACGTTTGATAAAATGAGAAAACAGGTTCACAATTTTACATTTGATTTGCATTCAAATTATATCAGATGTTATATTAAAAAAGAAAAACCACTGTTAGAATTTCCATTTGAATACCGTACCCATATGTATTGCATACACCAACTGTATTTGAATGAATTGCGGATTGACGGTCATTCCGTTAAAAAACACATTGTCGTTGATTATATTAATAATATCCCTTGTCACCATTTGATGCGTTCTATAAATTATCCTTTAAAAAAAAGAAAGATTGATGAAATTAAATCAGTTGTTAAAGATATCCAAGAGACTGAAATGGAAGCGTCGATGTAATTATAAGTAAATTAATTAATAATTAAATATTAATTTACTTTTCAAATTCATTTGCGATTGTAGAATAAATTTTTATTGCCGTGTCACAAACATCCGCTATATCCGATTTAACATCATCCTCTGAAGTGAACTTAGCTTTATAAGCAATTCTAATAAAACTACTACTATCATGGGGATGACTTTTTCTGAATCCTACATAGGTTACTTGAGAGCCCGTACCACCCTTGCTACCGGCATATAAATCTCTATGCAAAATGTACTCAATTACCTTTCCGATAGTGTACCCATATCCATCTAATAGAATTTCAAAACAATTCTCAATAGTTGACGCAGCTTTTGTTACTGTAAGTGTTTTATCGAAAGCCATATCTTTAATATTGAGTAATTTTTCTATAAGAATTTGGCACCCCCTTAAACAAAGATCATAATTTGAGATAACCCCAATTGTTTCAATTTTGAAATCAAAACTATCTTTAATAAACAATCGTTTAGCATCATGATTATAATAATCCATTTCTTTCAGAGTTAAAGTTTCGGGATCCTTTTCTTCCTCAGTCATCGCGCCGAGTTTCTGCTGCCACCCATCTTTTTGTGCAACTTTATCAGGAGTATTAAAATATGTACAGCAAGATACAGTATTATACATACCATCTTCTCCTGAAGTATGTGTCGACATTCTGGCATCGATCTTAATCTCTTCCCCAGGGACTTCATTCGAAATCTTAGGTCTGAGTCTGGCAAATAATATATAATCGCCCGAAATCAAGTCAGCGGGAAATATTTTTTTAACAGTGCTATCATCTAGATATTTACCACTTGTAGTATTTTTTATTTTAAAATCTTTAGTAGTAAGATACATCATTTCATTTGTATCATTCTTTTTATGAATTTCAACTAGTAACTCACTATATGGCATTTTAAGATCAGGTATATGGATAGGAATGCATCCAAGTCTTTGTTTGAGTATCTCATTATTAAAACGTGACGTATTTGTAATAAATTTGGCTTGATTTTCATTATGAGGAAATGTTTTAAATGCTAATATAGGAATATCTGATAAAATAGTTCGTCGAAGACCATTTGCAATACTTACATTTGTTCCTGCCAGAGTAAATGTTAAAATATTATCAACCTCGTCTCTGGCGCTAATATAGGTATCCAAAGTAGCATCATTTTGAGAACTCTGTTTTTTGGCGGTTTGTGATAAAGAAGTCATTGTTATATAATAATATGTATATATTTTCTTATTTAATCAATTTTTTATAAATATTAATTGTGTTAAATTGTGTTTAATTGTGTTTAATTTATTAACCAAATTTAATTCGTAATATTATATGAGCTCTGTTTTATATTATAGTAATTATTGTAACCATTGTAAACAACTATTGCTCAAATTATCAAGAACGAAAACCAGAGATGATATTCATTTTGTTTGCATTGATAAAAGGGAAAAACATAAAGACGGAACAACGCATGTAATTTTAGAAAATGGACAGAGGTTATTATTGCCCCCAAATGTTAAAAGTGTACCAACCGTACTATTATTGCATCATGGAAATCGAGTTATAGATGGTTTAAAGGAAATTAATCATTTTTTAACTCCAGGTGAAGTTAAAATTAATGAAAAAGCAACGAATAATAATGGCGAGCCTTTAGCATTTTCTATGAATGAAATGGGAAGCGGGTTGTCTGATAATTATTCTTATTTAGATATGTCAGCAGAAGAGCTTTCTGCAAAGGGTAACGGGGGTTTACGAATGATGCATAGTTATACTGGATGGTCTGATAATCAAAGCATCGCAACTCCCCCCGACGATTATGTTCCAAATAAAGTTGGAAATGTTGATATGGGAAAACTCCAAGAGAAAAGAAATACAGAGGTATCAGGTAAAAGATAATCGAAACAAAAAATTATATAAAAGAACATCGCCATTTAGTTTATAATGAGTATTCTTAAGGCCTTTAACTCACATTTCCTCGAATTTCTTGATGATGTGCTAACGGTTTTCCCCACGGATAAAAATATCAAAACAGCAAGGTATTATATTAACGGAATAATTAAAATTAACCCCAGCATCGTTGCAAAAGCTTGGCATACTTACTGCGTAATGCCATATTCAAAAGAAATCGAAGCAGGTGACTGGTCGTTCTTTATGAATAAAGATTATAAAGGTGATTTGGGAAATAGTGAACAATATAATTCGGAGAAAGTGCTTGGATCTATCGAACTAATAAGAAGCAAAGCTTCCGATATGTCACAAGAGAATCAGAAAAAACTTGTAAAATATCTCCAAAATTTGTCAAAGTTAAGTATAATGTATAAAGAATAAGTTTAATTTAAACATAATTTTTAGTTTAGATATATAATGTCTGAAGTAAAAAATGATCAATCAATTCCTCAAGAGTTTTTAAAAGTAATGAAGGATTTTTTAACCGATATGATTTCTACATTTCCAGAATATGAATCGTCTCTTAAAAAATTTGTTGTTGATATTGTGGAAAATAATGAACCACCTGAAAATATAGTAAATCTATTTAATCACTGCAAGGAAAATTATCCTTCTAGGTTTTTTGATTTATTATATCAGAATGAAGATATTTATAAAGAAGATTCGGCTATTTATTTCCTACCAGGAATTGATTTTAGAGAAGTATGGAATAATGATATAAACGAAAAAACGAAATTAATTATCTGGAAATATTTACAGTTGGTATGCTTTTCTATTGTGAATTCGGAAAGTAGTACTGATTCTTTTGGGGATACCGCCAATTTATTTGAAGCGATTAATGAAGAAGAATTAAAGGGAAAACTAGAGGAAACAATGGAACAAATGTCAAAGATCTTTGATATGAGCGGAAATGCATTTGAAAATGCAGGTGACGATAAAGAAGGTATGAATATGGACGATATGCCAAACCCTGATGAACTTCATGAACATATCAGCGGATTGTTAGATGGTAAATTAGGAAGGTTGGCTAGTGAGATCACAGAAGAAACGATGAAGGACTTCCAAGATATTTCAGGAGTAAATTCTGTTACAGATATATTCCAAGTCCTATTCAAAGATCCCGGTAGATTAATGAGAATGGTTAAAAAGGTTGGTGGAAATCTAGATGAAAAAATCAAATCTGGAGAGATTAAAGAAAGTGAATTAATGGAAGAGGCTTCTGAATTAATGAAAAAACTTCATAAAATGCCCGGAATGGAAAATATGCAAAAAATGATGAGCGAGATGGGGCTACCAAGTGGAGGCAAAAATTCTAAAGTTAATATGGGAGCTTTTCAGGGACACATGAAAAGAAATATTTCAAAAGCAAAAATAAAAGAAAGATTGCGAAAAAAACTTGAGTCTAGAAAAAGTACGAAAGATGATCAGATCAGAATACTAGAAGCCCAATTGGCGGCAGTTCGGGCAGAAAATGCCAATTTCCCACAATCCGAGGCAAATACCGAAGTGGGAAATTTAACAGAAACTAAAAAGAAGAAGAAAAAGAAGAAAAAGAAGAAAAAGAAAAATAAGAAGACTAATTTGGGAGACACTCAATAATAAAAATAATTTAGAATTATATATATAATGACAAACACATTTTGGTTAAATAATCCAACTATATTATTTAATAATGATCATATAACTGAATTATGGCCAAGTAGTAATTTAGATTACGTTTCAAAACTAAACGCTGTTACACGTTTAGTAATCCTTTTAACTATTATAGGGTTTTTTACAAGCGGTTTCTTTAAAATTTTAGTAAGCGCTGGTATTACTTTAGTTATAATTGCAATGATGTATAAATCAAAAAGAAAGGAAGATGTCAAAAATAAAATTAAAGATCAGATAGTTAAGGAGGGTTTTTCAAATCCCAATTTATACACAGCACCAAAGAGTTCATTTACCATGCCTACATCTAAGAATCCAATGGGAAATGTTCTCCTTACTGAAATTAAATATAATCCGAAAAGACCTGCCGCTGCCCCATCATTTAATCCAGAAGTAGAAAAAAAAATAAATGAGAGTGCTGGAAATGTTGGTCCAGATCCGCGATTATTTTTAGATTTAGGAGATACTTTAAGTTTTGAACAGTCCATGCAAAGATTTTATACAACTGCTAATTCAAGAGTTGCAAATGATCAAACCGCTTTCGCCAAATTCTGCTATGGTGATATGCCCTCATGCAAAGAAGGTAATGGGTTGCAATGTCTAAAAGATAATCCCAGATGGATAAATTACTAAGAAAAATAATCTTAAGTATAATTATATAGAATGGCTAGCGTATATAATTATAATTTTGATAATCTTACAAGAATCGGCAACGATACTTGTGGTATAACCGCGCGCGAAGCACAAAACAGCGCTGTCGGTAGTTATAATACCACCAATTTCTTTTTGAAAGAATGTGGAATGAAAAAACCAATTGCATTTGCGACACAGCAACCTAGTATGTTTTACAATGGAGGATTTGGACCTTGTGGAGCAGGGGGGTGCAATATTACATCAGATTCCAAGCTTAAAATTGGATCTATTCAAACGCATCCTAAATGTAAAATCAGCCTTCAACAACGACCATTTAGCACGGTTCCTTATTTGGGACGTGGACCCGCTAGACCAGTACTAGAGGCTAGACTT